AAGAAGAAGGCAGCGATTTTGATGCCGCTTTTCAAGCTGGCACTTGTGAGCATTGGCATCTGGTTTGCCTGGGGTGCAATGAGCTATTTGCGCCGGCATTTTATGAGGTCGTGAGGTGGGATGCCAACGACACCACCAAGCCAAACGGCGTTTGGGATTATGAGCAAGTTGCCAAAACAGTGCGCATGGTATGCCCACATTGCGACCACGCCCACGACAACACCGAGGGCAACTGGCGGGCGATGAGCCGCGGCGGCTACCAGGCCAGCAACAGCAACCCAACACCACGGGTGCGCTCGTTTTCGTTCAATCAATTAGCATTGCCGCCATCAGTGATGCCATGGGCGGACCTAGTGGTTGATTTCTTGCGTGCCAAGCAGCACGCCGCCGCCGGCTATATTCAGCCGCTCCGCGAATTTGTGACCCTGCGCCTTGCTGAGCCATGGAAGGCAACCAATCATGTGGACATTGAAAAGGTGGTTGTAAAAGACTATGAGCCAGGCGCTGAATGGGAAGATGAGGCAACGCGATTCCTGACCGTCGACGTTCAAGCTTACCTTGAGGAGTTCTGGGCGGTGTGCCGCTCCTGGTCAAAAACAGGCGCAAGCCGCTTGCTAACCTTCCGCCGCCTGACGTCATTTGATGATATCGAGGCCATGCGTAAAGAGTTTAATGTGGCACCACAGCGAACTTTCCTCGATGTCGGCTACCAGCGCGCCAGGGTATTGGCCGAGTGCGGGCGCTATGGCTGGATGGGCATGAGAGGTGAAGACGTCATAGATTACGCGCACAACATTAATGGCCACACGGTGCGCCGCATGTTCAGCAAACCAACACGCGTGAGCGCTACAGGTCGCACAGCGCCGCCAGTCTTCAGATGGTCAAACCCTACGACCAAGGATGTGCTGCAATTGCTAAAAGGCGGCAAAAGTCACCCATGGGAAGTGTGCGACCTGGGCGAAATGGCAGACGAATACGCCAAGCAGATTGATAGCGAACGCAAGCGCGAGGTTTTAGATAAGCATGGCCGCACAACGCTGCGCTGGATTTCATTCCGAGCCAATCACGCCTGGGATTGCGAGCTCATGCAAGTGGTGGCTGCCTCCATTGCCAAGCTTTTTTCTACCGCTGATTAATCGTCGAAAGTGACAAATTGCCACCTATCTATAGATGGCAAGTGACATCAGCGGATTTCTCCGACTTCAGTCTGACTCATGGTTAACGACCCTGCAACAGAGGGTCGCTGATGCCATATTGTCTGGCTCTGTTACCGTCTCGTTTTCCAACGCCAGCCAGAGCGGCACCAGGGAGCTAGTCATGCCCACAGACGAGCTCGCCGCACAACTCACCCCCATTTTAATTGAAAAAGGCATTGTCAGCGGCACTAAGCCAGCCCGCATGACATTCGCCAGGTTTTCCAGATGAGCGGCCTTGTAGACCATAACGGGCGCCCCATCGCCATTGAGACTGCACCCAAGAAACGGGCCAGCATTACCAGCCATTATCGCGGCACTGAATCAAACCGCTTCCGCACAAGCCTGCCCTACATTGTCAGCGATATTAGCAACACGCTAAACCGAGGCGCTAGGCGGCGGCTTATGGGTTTTGCGCGTTGGCTATATACAAACAACGGAATGGTGCGCGGGGCGGTCAACGATGTCAGCCGCTACGCTCTAGGCACTGGGCTCAAGCCGCAGAGCCAAGCAGGCGAGGCAAGCAAGGCTTACGAGGACTATTTTGCCGAGTGGTCAAAGGTTTGCGATGTCGCAGGCCAATTTAATTTCGCACAGATGCAGCGCCTTGCGTCCATCCGAATGGACGTTGACGGCGACATTGGTTTCTTGATGGTTGGCCGCCAAGATGCGTTTCCCCAGCTTCAGCTTGTCGAATCGCACAACATCTTGAGCGAGGGGCCGCAATATTACGGCGAAGGCCATGACGGTGTGAAGGTGTCACCCGCTGGCCGCCCTGTTTCTTACACGGTCAAGGATGGCGATGATTACCGCTCGATAAGCGCCAACAATTTCATCTTGGTCTATGACCCTGACCGCGTTGCGCAATTGCGCGGTGTGTCAGCGCTCACCCACGCCATTGACCACATCAGGGATGCCATTGACATCCTCGAATTTGAAAAGGTTGGCGTGAAAATGAATAGCGCCATAGGCATGGCCATCACCACCCAAGGCGGTATTGCCGACGATGGCACAAGCTTAATTGAAGACGGTTATGGCGCCGCAGACACTGGCACAGTGCCTTTTGATACCTTCACCGCCGGCATGGTGCCGAGGCTGAAGATAGGAGAAAGCATTCAGTCATTTGCCAGCAACAAGCCATCGCCTGCATTCACTGGCTTTCTTGAATACCTAATTCGAGACGTCGCTTTAGGTCTTGGTGTGCCATACGAGTTCGTGGTGGAACCCTCCAAGCAAGGAACCGCATCTAGGTTCATTTTAGAAAAAGCCGCCCGCCGATTCGAGGAACGCCAAGACCTCTTAACTTCCCGTTTTTGCAACCGCGTTTGGGGATGGGTTGTTGCGCGCGGAATCAAACGCGGCGACTTGCCGCCCAGTGAAAACTGGTGGCGAGTCAACTGGCAGGCACCCAAGAAAATCACCGTCGACCTTGGCCGCGAAGCGCGCGCCAACCAAGACGCCATCAAGATGGGCTTGCGCACCATGCGCGAAGATGCCGGCGAACGCGGTCACGATTGGCAAGAGATGCGCGACCAAGTAGAGCGCGAAGCCAGTGACCTGTTGAGCCGCGCTAAGCGCCTGGCCACAGAGTTTGACGTCTCAATGGAAACCGCATTGCACCTACTAAGCCAGCGCACCCCTAACCCTGTTTTTAATAATGAGAGCGAAATTGACGCATAAGTTGGCCAACGAGCCATGGGCCATCCGCCCAGACTATCATTCCACGCTCGTGGAGGCCGCCCATGCGTATCAACACAACGAAGAGGACGGCGGGCCATTCGAGCCACCAACGCCCGAAGAGGTCGACGGCATTGCCATTATCCACATCCATGGACCCCTGGGTAAAATGCTTACCGATTGGGAGCTCATGTTTGGGATGACCGATTACGACGACATTGCCACACAATTGGCCGAGGCAGATGCCAACCCAAACGTCAGCGCCATCTTGCTGCACATTGACAGCCCTGGCGGCACCATTACGGGATTGCCAGAGCTAGCGGCCAAGATGCGCCGCGTTGAAAAGCCGCTTGTTGCATACACAGAAGGCACCGCCGCAAGTGCGGCTTATTGGATAGCCAGCCAGGCAGACAGTGTGTTGCTAAGTCAAAGCGCCGAGGTTGGCAGTGTGGGCGTTTATATCGCATTGCTAGACCAGAGCGAATATCTGCGCAACCAAGGGCTGAGAGTCAACGCAATCGCAGCCGGCGACAACAAGCTTGATTATGCCGACTTCAAACCATTGAGCGATGAAGCGCGCGAGCGATTGCAAGCAAACGTCAACAAATGGCACGAGCGATTCAAGGGCGATATCAACATCAAGCGAAACGTGCCAGACGCATCAATGACCGGCCAGGTATACGAGGGCATGGAAGCCATCGAGGCCGGCCTAGCAGATGGAGTGGTGGACGACATCAATGACGTCATCGCACTCATGACCAACCTTTAAACAATCACCAATAGAACCAATGAAAACCATCCTTGATTTAGTTAAAGCCAACGTGGAGCTCACTAGCCTATCGGGCAAACTGGAAGCCGCCACCGAGGCAAATAAAAACCTACAGGCAGAAATCGAAGGCGCAGCAGCAAGCCACGCCGAAGAAATCGCCAAACTAGGCGCACAACACGCCGAAGACATCGAGGCGCTTGAATCAAAAATCAAGCTACTCGAAGAAACGAATTTACTTCTTGAGGAGCAAAAGATGAGCGCAGCGGACAAGGCGGTTGAAATCGCCGCATCTGTTGGCGTTGAGGCACCAGTTGAAGAAGCAACCGAAGAGCCGGCACCAGAGGCAAACATGGACACCCTTTGGCATCAATACAATGCCATTGAAGACCGCCAAGAGCGCCGCGCTTTCTACCTCAAACACATCAAAGAAAGACTATAACAAATGGCCAATACACTTGGAGGCATTAACATTGCCCAAATTAGCGAACAGTCGCTTGATTATCTCTCAACTCAGTTCCACCCGCTCCGCGCATTCTCTCGCGATTTCAGCGATGACATTAGCGGCGCCGGCGAATCTGTCACCACCCGCGTGCCATCCAGCATGACCGCAAGCGACCTGTCGACCGGCTATGCTGCAACGGACGTCACATCAACCGCCGTCACCGTGACCTTGAACAAGTTTAAGGGCTACAGCATGGCTTTCACTGACATGGAAGTCAGCAAGGCTGGTAACTTCGACTGGCTCTCTAGCGTGTTCTTGGCGCCTGCTCTGGAAGTCACCCTTGACGCCGTAATGGACGACTTGCTCGCCCTGGTGCTAAACGCTAACTTCAGCGCCAACGAGGTCATTACTGCCGCCAACTTCGACGTTGACGAAGTTGCTGATTTGGCAGCCGACTTGACCACCGCCAAATGCCCTAAGAGCGAGCGCGCGTTGATTCTGCCGCCTTCCTATTACGCCAGCATCCAAAAGGATGCCATCGTGCAGGATGCCTCTAGTTACGGCACACCAGCCGGCGTGCAGGAAAACGCAGCCCAGCGCGTGCATGGCTTCAGCCTCTACGAATACACCGGCATTCCAACCAACAGTGAGAACCTGGCCGCCATTGCGCTGCACCCTTCCGCCCTGTGTTTGGCCGCTCGCCAGCCTGCTGCGCCTGCTGATGGCAGCGTCCAGGTTTCCGACATTGTTGACCCATCCACCGGCCTGCCTATCCAGCTCCGCACCTGGTATGACAACACCGCCGGCAAGCACTACTTGTCCATGGGTGTTCTTTACGGTGTTGCAGTTGGCAACGGTGCCGCACTGAAACGCATCAAGTCTGCTTAATAGTATGGCAAACACTGTCCAAGGCGTTTTCTTAGAAGCCGTGAGTGAGCAAATGCTTGATTTGCTCTCAAGCAACTTCTTTGCATTCTCCTTGGTCAGTCGCAACTTCTCAACCGAAGTCAGGGAGCGCGGCGACCGCACAGTGACCCGCGTTCCCTCTTTGGTCACAGTCAAAGACTTGTCTACTGGCTACAGCGCCAGCGATGTAACGAGCACGGCCATTGAGATTGAGCTTAACAAGTTCAAGGGTTTCTCAATGGCGTTTACTGATTTTGAGATTTCAAAACTCAAGAGCCCAACCATTCTAGAGCGCACGTTTTTGCGCCCTGCAATTGATGCCACAGCAAAAGCGGTCGCCGACGATTTACTTGGCCTTATTACGCCCGCCGCCTTCAGCGCCTCCCAAGTCAGGACTGCCGCCAATTTCGACAGTGATGATTTGGCAGACGCCGCCAGCACGTTGACAACCAATGGTTGCCCACGGTCATTGAGAACCGTCATGCTCAACCCGTCTTACACAGCGAGCCTCTCAAAAGACGGCGGCATTATTGATGCCAGTGCCTATGGCACAGCGCAGCCAATCCAAGAGGGCGAGCTTTCAACCATTCACGGTTTTGGTGTGGCAGAATATCAGGACATCCCGACCAGTAACAACCTTCAAGGCTTTTACTGCCACCCAAGCGCGCTATGTATTGCAGCGCGACAAATCGCGCGCCCGCTCTATGGCAACACAGAGGTCATAGACAACATAGAGCCGCGCACTGGG